CTACTGAGGGTGATGATGTTTGGGGTGGTGGTGGTGTTTATATCTTCTATCCTACGGCAGGTATTGATGTTGATATAGTAAGCACCAATGCAGAGGTTAATGGGGCTATTCAAGTAACTATACAAGGTCTTGATAGTAATTGGGACCTCCAAGAACAAACCGTTACGCTCAATGGTGTAACGCCCGTACAAGTCCCAACCAATACTTACATTAGACTGTTTAGGGCATGGGTGCATGAAGCTGGAAACCTTAACACTAACGTAGGCGATATAACTGTTTACGCTAGAGCAACAGGAAGCGGTGTGACTATTGGAGATGTGGGTCTCTTTATAGGGGCTAGTGACGGTCAGACTTTACAGACTATTTATACTATTCCGAATAACAAAACAGGATACTTCCTAAAAGGATATGTTGGATTAGCAACCGACGCCAAAACCGCCGAAAACGGCACATTTAGATGGCTGATGAAACTTAATGATGGCGTCAATGGGGCATGGCTAGTCCAAGGAGAAATGGGACTCGTGAACCTTGGGTCTGGAAATTGGCAGTACGAGTATGGTATTCCGGCAGGCCCACTCCCAGAGAAGACAGATATAAGAATTGCGTTAACCACTGCGTCAGCTACATTCGACACGGTAGGTGGATATGACATATTATTAGTAGACGATGGATTCTAAGGAATAAACAATGCCACAAGCAACAGTAAGCATATCACAAGGGTTCTGGCAGAGAATAATAGACGCCAACCCAGACATACCTCTTGACGAGGATACCCAAGAGCCTATAATGACAGAGGTTCAGATGGCCAGGAAGCAGATAGGGGAAGTCATTAAAAGGTATGTGATTAAAGACGAAACCAGAAAGGCAAGGCAGGTCGCGCGATCAGCCAGAGTGCCCGTAACCGAAGACGACTTTAAATTTGAGGACTAACATGGATGAACAAACAGAGACAGAAGCAGAAATCGGCAGACTTTACATGGCACTAGACGGCCTTGCCGTGCAACGGGCAGAGATTATAGAGTCTCTGCAAACTAAACAGAAGGAACTTAAGGAGATGAGTGATGGCTAAAGAACAATGGCACAGATGGGGACAGACAGCAGTGACTATAATTACCTTAGCATTTGTCTGCGGTATAACATATAGTCGCATTGAGATTAACACCAGCGACATAACCGATATGGAAGATGATGTTAAGGTTGTAGAGGGTGACATCCACTCACTCCAGCTAAACCAGCAAAGAGACATTGCGCTCAGAGAGGCACTGTTGAAAACGGCTACTAGGATGGAGGCTAAGATGGACAAGATGAGTGACGAACAGAACATAATAAAAGCAGACGTAATTGCCACTAAGATAAAAGTAGAAACCCTAATAAAGGACTAATCATGCCAACACACACACCAAAGGAACGTAAGAAGAACAAGGTTAAGCAGAAAAAGACTAAGGTGAAACAAAAGAAGAATAAGGTGAAAAAGAAATGAGATACATCCTAATAACAATTCTATTCCTCTGCACCGGCTGCACCACCCTCACCTTCACGTCCCCTACGGGGGCACAGGCGACATACTCCAGGTTCGGCAGCCAAAGCCTTGACGGTGTTGAAATCGTCCTCAGCGACGGCACAGGGCTGTCCTTTGATAAGCAGAAGGCAGACCCATCGAAGTTTATAGAGGCTCTTACGGAGTTTCTAAAGCAGATACCAAAGTAGATTTCATCTCCATCCTCCTCTAAGCCCCGTGACCGGATAAGTCTGGTTGCGGGGTATTATTCTACCTGCCAAGGGTATCCGTATTCGTCGAAGTATTTCTTTAGTCCTAAAAATAACCTAAACGTACGGTCTTGCGATATAGGGTAAGCTCCGCCGCAATTATCACTCACCCATAGCGGATTCTCCGAGTCATAGTATAAATCAAATGCACCCATTTCGTCTTCAAATACTTTTTCGCTCATCGTTTTCTTTCCTTTCCCATCAGCCCCCTACCTGTAGGGCAGGCAGAGGGCGAGGCGTTTAATCTTCTAGTTCTACAATTTCTGTCCTAGTAACTTCATCTTCTGTGTCTATTGATATAGCAGGAGAAGAACCAGTCGAGGCTATATTGCAGTTTTCGATTGTTAAATTAGGTGCTTGGTTCAATGCTTTTGCTAATACGTGAACTGCGCCACATAGTTCATTTATAGCATGAAGCCTATCTTCTCTTTGTACTGTTACTTTTATAATCTGGTTACGCATCTTTCATTCCTTTCGTGTTTATTATTGCCCCGCCCCTCATCGCGGGGAGGGACGAGGCTTGCCGTAACTATAGGCTATTCTTGTTCTGGTTCAGGGTCGTCATTTATATCAAGAAATCCCGTAACTACTCCGACAACGGGTATTACAACTCCAATGCCTCTTACTACCTCTGCTTTTATTGGCGACTCGAAATCGCAGTGACAGAGCTTTACGATATTAGACACGTACCCGTACACGGGCAACAATGCTATTATCACGACTAACAATATCAACATCCATACTTTCATTCTACTTCCCTTTCGTCATAAGTTTCGACACGTTGTTGTGCCTTCTTAATTTTATATTTCACCTGCCCCTGACACCAAGGGCAAGTACCATTATTCCTACACGAAGTATCTATCGCCTTGCACCCGCGATACTTCTTTCTCTTTTCTTTGCCGCTATTTATTGCTTTGTCTAGACTCATGCTGCCTCCCGATTAAAGTAATAATTAACCATGTAATGCAACTGGTCAGGGGTGATCTGGGCGGGGTCGGCTTTAATCTTCTCCATCCAAACATCAGTACATATCCCATCCACTGCTACGTACTTAATATCCAGCATCTCCGGCCACACCTCCAGCATCACCTCTGCCACAGCCCTGTTACAAATCATCTTAGTCTTGCTCGGCTTCCAGATATTACGCTTGGAGATGAAAGAGAAGAAGGCTGCGCCCTTGTCGTACTGGATATGGTTGGGGCCAAAGAAACAGCTATTGTCTTTGTATAGATGTTCGCATCCAGAAACAATAGCCTCGAATGGATTAACGCAACCTCTTAAGCCTAGGGCAATTTCAATCATTTGCCGTCTCATTGAATTGTCCAAGCCCGCCATCTCGCAACCCTTCTTAAACAGAACAGCCTCCTGCTCCGCCGTGACAGGGATGTAGACCGTTGACCACCTATAAGGGTGCGAGTAGCCTATCATCTTGAACCTTGCCCCGTTACAGCCGCCTGACAGGGTAGAGGAGAAGCTGATGTCGCCGTACCTGTCTGAAAACTCTAACTCCGTATGTAGTCCATTAGTGCGCATCACCCTCATCGCCTCGGAGAAGGTGAGCTTGTCGCCGTAGAGCTGCATCATCTTGGCGTTCTTGGTTCTTAGCTTGATGTACTTTGTTTCTTCGCTCATTCTATCTCCTTACACATCAAATAAATGTTTTATGTCTTTAAGTATATCCTTTTCAGCTTCCCACACAACACGACTCACATGCCTACTGAGGCGTTCTGCGGTTCGTTGTTGTGCCCCATATATCTTCTTCTGGAACACTATCACAAGAGGAGTCTCGTATTGCTCAGTGTACTTACGCATCTTCGTAGCGTCTTTAGTCTGTAGCCATCCCTTTGTTTCTTCAAACTCCATGTAATCACCTTGGTATTCTATCTTGAAGTCGGGTGTGTAGTTTTTGTATTTAGCCCTGCCCTTGTGGTCGGTGTACTCTATCTCTAAAGTCTCTTCTTCGTAATACCAATTCTCGATCTCTCCATTGTCCATGCGGAGTTGGCAATATTCTGCCCAGTGGTATTCAAAGATAGACCTAAAGTTACATTCATGCCCGTTCATAATCTTAGTGTAACGCTTTACATGTCCAAAGTCTGCCATTACTCTTTTCCTTTCAGCCATTTGGCATAAGTCTCACACCCCAGACAGGACTCTTCCATCGCACAGTTACATGCTCTATCGCAGGGGCAGGGGTGGAGGTCGGGTTTCTTTGTTAGTTCTTCGTAGCTTGGTATCTTAATTGGTTTCTTCATTTGCTCTCCCCGCTCTTATCGCCGTCCGCTGGGGGGAGGGAGATGGGCTTCCAGAAAAGGACAACATCCCGACTTTCCCAAAAGTTTTCAGGCTCCGCATAGAACATTCTTGTCGATGGTAGATTATTTGATTCTCTTACTACCTGATAATACCCTGTCTTTTCCGGCGGCCTATCCTCTACCGACACCCACTCATGCTTGGCAAGCTCTGCCTCAAGCTCGGCAATCCGGCAATCCTTACACACCTTGTCCCTGGTAAGCTTGTAGCTCTTTAAGCACCCGCACAGGTTCATGGTGTGGAGATTCTCCGACTTGAGGCAGGAGAGTTCGGCAGTGAGGTTTTTAATTTTGTCGTCTTTATTCATTTCTTATATCTCCTTAAGAGAGAGTTCGTATTGTTTACATGACCCTTTGCGGGGAGTGAAGCCGAAAGCTTTTTTAAATTCAGTAACATTAAGGAATAAGAACGCTGGCTTCCCGTCACTGCTAAAAAAACTCGCATCCTTAGTCTTTGGTTTAGCGTGAGTTCCAGCTATTACATTCTGTTGCCTGTCTCTTGTTATCCATGCTTTACTCATTCTTCTATCTCCTTAAATTTGAGTGACCCCCGAAGAGGCCACCCATGAAAGTTTTACAGCAAGGTAGATTACCGTTACTGTTGTTTTGGCACGCGACCTGAAAATGTCTTCCCTTTCGTTATGCGTGCCGGTTTAAAGTAAGCACAACCCACACTTCAATCTATGATCGCATAGAAGGTTAATAGTGGGTGCGTGGTTGTCATTTATTTCTTTTCTCTGAACATTCAGGACATCGGTACTTCTTTTCTTTACCCAGTCCGGTAAACTTAAATCCCGAATGCCAGTCCTTTTTACAATCAACACACGCCTTAGAGCTAATCGGCTTATCGTTTTTCTTCTTCCATGTCCTGACGGCAGCTTTCCAATCCTTCATTGCCCCAGTCCCAATCTTCCACCCCTTCGAGTCGTAGTGATTAAGAAAGTTGTCACAGTCGAGGTCAAACTTAATCGACACTGAATACTCTTTAAGCTCTAGTTGGGTTGGCCTTACGAATCTTGTTGTCTTTGTCACGGCCTTGTTTATCTTCTTGCACCTGCCACACCACCCACCCGCCTTAACGCTGATATAGTTAGGCTTAATACTAACGTGCAGAGGCGGGTTGAACCTGCATATACCGTCATAAGACCTGCCTTCGTATTCATGCTTGTATGGGTAGTAGTGTTTGCAGGCTTCACAAGTCATCTTCTTTCCCTATTTAATATCAGGATCAAATTATTATCTTCGGCATACTTCACAACCTCACCAACCCTCTGCTTCACCTTAGCATCGAAGTCGGGGCAGGTCTTATGCTTACCCTTAACCGTGAAGACGCCGTTTTTGTGCTTAACTTCCATGTCGTCCTTAAAAGTATGGGCGGCTGGGATAATCCCACACAACGATTGTGCCCGCTAAGAGGCCGCCCAAAGGGTTATTTGTTCCATTGCTTTATTAAATGAGGGTTCTTTAATTTAGCATTAGCAAACACCTCATCGCTTGTCTGTGCGATAGCCTCGACAAAAGCCTGCAATCTCTCAGTACCACCACGACGCTTTGCTCGGTAAAGAGAGCCGAAGGCGGCGACCTGTATCTTGCTCTTTGTATTATCCTCAGAGCGAACCTGATTAATACAGCCCTTTTTGTATCCCTTTTCTGGCCTCTTAAACATCTCGCCATGACAGGATATGTGGTACATATTGCAGTTGTAGCAGATGTCTTGCTTGTCTTGTAGTTTTTCTGGCATTTTATTTCCTTATATCAGTTCGTCATCCATCATCATTCGGAATCCATCTCGCAATCTAATTCCGTAAAGCTTGTGCATCGTAGCGTTCATACGCCTTGTGTCAGCGCCCTTCCTACTAGCTTCACTTCTATCCATCTTTTTCAGGGACGCCTCCAGTTCTGCTCTCGCAGACTTAACTCTTTCTGGTGTTGTAAAGGTACTGAAACATCTCACGTAAGCCCTTTGGCATCTGGGGCATTTATAGTTGTCATCATTCCTGAAAGACGAATCGACATAAACTCTATGGTAGCACAGAGAACACATCACTACTAATTTGCCTTCTGGGACACCCATCTTCTTTCCCTTCGTTAAAGTGTCGGCCTCTTGGCCTTTAATTTCTCAACGTCACACGTTGGCAAGGTGGCGGTTAATGCTCTGATACCCGTTAAGCTGTGATTGAAGTATCTGAATATTCAGTATTATCGCCTTGTACTTAATTTCGGCATGGGTTACATCGCCCTTAAGTTCAGCACACCTACCCTTTGCCATTGATTCTATGATCGAGACGGGGTGCCCATCGTGCTTTAAGCTTTCCGTTACAATACCCTTGGCTTTTTCATAGGCAACCGTAGCAATAGACAGTTCTTTATTGGCTACAAACTTATTAAGCATTCCACGAAAAGTGTCAAGGGCGTTTATCTTGGCCTGTATTTTGGTTGCTGTTTCTACTGATTCACTCATTAGTCTTTTCCTTCCGCTTTGGCGACTAGAGGGTTTATTATATTCCATATCTCAGACGCTTGCTGTGTTCCTTTGCCGGATATAGTACCAGCAATTTTCTTGATTTCCTTCAACGCCTCATATAGCTCTGGGGCGGAGGCTATGAGGTGGGCGTTGGCTAATCCTTCGTCTGCGTCTACGCCTGTTTCGTCGGTCAATGTTCTGAACAATACTGACAGTCCTACTCGCTTCTTATGTATCACTATAGGGGTTTTGTTCTTTAACACATGGACTTCCCACGGCCCTTTAGTATATTCACTCATTATCATTACTCCTTAAACTACACCCCCCGCCCGTGAGAGCAGGGGGCTGGTTGGGTTAACTAGAGAGCGTCGCCTGGAATCCTGTCATCTGGATTGCCATGCGAGAAGTCTCTGGTGTCCTCTTGTTGAGGAGCAAGGTTGTTGTCTGGGGTGAACTGGGACGGCGGGGCTTGAGCGTCAGCGACTTCCATCTGCTGATATACTCTGATACCGCCTCGCTTGCCTTGATACTCTACTGACATATCATTAAACAGAATAATCTGCTTGCCGATCCAGTCATTAGAGTCTTCGCCAAGACCGTCAAAGAATGCGTCCGTGTTCGTTCTGTTGAGGATAAGCGGTTTCCACTCGCCCTCAAACGCAACAACCCATCTGAACTCAGGCTTATTCTCTTGCCCAATATCCTTACGTTCGCATCCAGCTACGGTCAACCGTGTTGGCTGGGTTAAATCTGTCTTCTGAATGTACTTACTTTCTAACATATCGTTTCTTGTTGCCATTTCGTGGCCTTTCTTAAATTAGTTTCGTTTCTTATTCGGTTCGGTTTCTATTTAGGTTTCTGTGTCGGGGCATTCTCCTTATCTATCTCGTATTTATCCCACGCTTCCACCGGCATACGGGGCGGGGGCTTTATGTGGGCGGGGTCGATGTGGTCGTGGTTGTGGTTACTCATAGCTCAACCCTATTATCCTTAGTGTCTTGTTTCATTTCCTGACATGCCTTAACAATAGCTTTTCCATAAGCGGTTAGTTGCTCAAGATCAGATTCGCTGTCTGGTTGGCTTAGATATACATTCTCGTTAAGATAATCAGTAGCTACTGTCCATCCAGTCCGAGACTCATCATCTGTCGCCGAATAAGTGTATCCGTTGCATTCTCTTTCAATCTTCATTCTTCTTCCCTTTCTTAAAAGTTGTAAAATGCCGGCTTCGGCCTTGGCTCTGATTCCGGCTGTTTAGATTCTACGCACCGTCGGCACGTCTCTGTTTCAAAGTCGAAGTCATCGAGGTCTGTATCAATGTAGTCTTCGCATTCCTGGCATATCATTACGCTCATTCCTTGTCATCCTTAAAGAAGTCACGGTTAATAGGCTTCCTCGGCTTCGTCGCCGCCACAACCTCTCTACGCCTGATCTCGTCTCTGAATAGGTTCTGGTCATCCATTGACGGCTGCGTTTGGTACTGAGGGCCATTCCACGACTTCGTAAGCCTCTTTAGATCGCCAGGCAGGATGTCTTCAAGCTTCATCTCGCCGTGGAGGTATCTATTGTATAGGATTTGCTTTTGTATGTCAGTCATTATATATTCCCTAATTGAGTTATCTCTCTTTCAAGGTTATCAATATACTCAGCAGCAAAATCCGGCATGTTGTCAATACAAAACTCGCACACGTTCCAGCCAGTGCCATTCCAGTCTTGCTCTATGGTCTGCGTAGGCATGAGCTTAGTGCATTGGTCGCAGTTCATCGAGGATGGCCTGTGCTTATGGGCTAAGTACTCTCTGTGTTCTTCTGCTCTTTGCTCTGGGTCGCACATCTCACTATCCTTTCATAAAATACACGGCAGGCGACCATACGCCGCTGCTGCCGTGCTTTGCTTGTTAAACGGTTACGGGTTCGAGGGCGAAGTAAGGGAAATATGGGTTGCACCAATAGGTTTCTATTCCGCAATCATGTATCACTTCAATTTCCATAGTATAGTTGCGGTCGAGCGGTACTGTCTGCGTATCTGCCCAGTCCTTCAACCAACCCTGCTCGCCTTTTTCTGCCTTCCGCACTACCTTAACCTTCGACCCAACTTCAATCCCGTGGTGCTTCACCCACTGGGCTTGTCGCTCTTCATAAGTGCCCGTGAAGGTGGGCTTAGACTCGGCGGCGAAGTAGGCTTTAAGGGCTTTACCAGCGTCGTCCCAGTTATTAACTGACTGACTGACTCGGCCAATAAGACTTCCATTGCTACGGCAATCTGTACTCAACCACATCATCGACATTAAGCTGGCTGTGCTAATTTTACTTTTATTGCAGAGTATGACTTTCATTTCGGTGTCATTGCCATTATAGAAATGCAGACCTATTTCGCCATTATTGCCGTACTCCACCACATCCCCCACTGCCGGTACATATTCGGCGGGGGCAAGGGAGAAATTATGGAAGTTGCCGTACCATGAAGATGAATGGCCTGCGCACAGTTTCATCCTGTCGCCTTTAGTGTCAATCTCTACAACTTCTGCCGTCCAGCCAGCTACTTCATTCCTCACCCTATCGCCCACCTTGAACTCATGCGGTGTAGGAGATGACGGAGTAAGAGCTTCCGCTGGCAAAGTCGCAATGCAAGAAATACTTTGATCGGCCATGTTCACGCTCTGACCTGGTTTTGTTAGCCGGGAAAAGGGCAGGTAACGTCAATCCTCAAACGCCTGTTCAGCGACTGTACGGCCTTGTCGGACTTCAAGCCAGATGCGAGCTTGCGTTTAACCTGAAACTTAATATCATCTTCGTTAAAGCCAAGAATAGACTCTCTCCAAAGATGCTTGATAGGGTCTTTAACTTCTTTACCCTCTTCAACTTCAAAATGCTCGACTGCTGTTACTTCAAAAAACTGTGGTCTTGATGTACTCATTGTTAATCCCTTTCAAAAGATTAGTGGCATAATTGCCTTTAGATTAAATGCCTCTGGTGTGACTTGAACACACGACCTGCCGGTTATGAGCCGGACGCTCTACCAACTGAGCTACAGAAGCGGTTTGCCCATTCATCAGCGGGCTACCTAGTACTTGTTTTAACTTCACTTCTAATTCTGTACTCATAATTCATCTCCATTCTAAGGTTATGCCCGGAGGGGCTAGAATAATTTCTCAAGCGTAGTTTCTATTTCAATAGCATCGTCAAGTAGCGACTGAATGAGAACTTCCGCTTCTTCGTCCGACTGTATCTCAAGTCCCCTTGTTTGCGCTATCATATTAAGGCTAGTGCATTGCTGTTCTGTTAGATTGACCTTAAAAGTCTTCATCTCTACTTCCCTTTATTAAGGTTATTATTTATTCCTACGGCTCGCATACTGCACTATATCAAATCGAAAGAACCGTGTAAACAGCTGGTAAGCACGAGGCTTGCAGTTATCGGCCACAGGCAAGGGGTGGTGCTTAATATAAGCATCATAGTACTTTACCCCGTCATCGTCGACAAGCCCCATACAGGTGAATATACGGCCGTCACAGACAGGCTTGCCCGTGGACTTGCGGAAGGCTAGGAAGGTGTCGTCTTTAATCATTTCGATTTCCTTTCCAGTCTTATCTTGTTTAGACGTTTGAGTTCGGCGTAGAAGAGGCGGGGGAGCTGGCAGTAAGAATAGGTTTTCCTCATACAGTCAAAGTCTTTGTCTATTTTTCTAGCCGGACAAAAGCACCCGTTGTTAATCAAGCCATCTCTCTTACTGTCGTATTCGCAAAAGAAACAATCATTCATTACCGAATCAGGCTCAGTGACATTCTTCTTCATCCAACTGGCCTTGAGGTGGTAAAGATTAGCACGTACCCATTTCTTACTTTTACCCTTACACTGCCGACTTATCCACTTCCACATCGCCAAGCACTGTTCCCATGTCTGATCTACTGTTAGTCGCTTCATTTTTACTCTCCGTTAAATATTAACTTACAGGTATAGTATTACACAGGAATTATAACATGCCAAACGAAAAACCTTTATTTAGTGATAATCGAGGAATAGCCTTGAAAATAAATTAAATACCCTTACTTCTTCGGGCTGTGGTGGGCGAGGGCTTGCTTGGTTCTGTCTAGTTCATCTAATAGCTTACCCGTAGCCCGTTTGCCGAGGCGATAACACACTGACAACTGCTCAACAGCCTCAAGCCTCTCTCGCAACGCCTCTACCAGCCCGTCGGCGGGGCGGGAGGTGATGTAGTCGCCTAGTACAGTACTAAGCCTTGACCGTAGCTGCTGTGCCCCTTCATACCTAACTGCGGTGTATACGAGACTGTTTAATAATTCAGCGATCTCATGGTCTTTGAGGTATTGACGGCCTTTTAATTCTTTACTCATCTCTATTTCCTTTCTTGCCCTGGTGGGGGCGGGTTAGCCTCTTTGTGTCTCAAGGGCAATACAGTTGGCAGCCTTAGGCAGAACTTGTAAGGCCGAGCAGAAGTCACTGGCAGAATGTACGATAATCTCGCCATTGTTACTGAGGCCTATTTGCACCTTATCTCCTTTATCATTGCCTATGAATAACCGTTCACCAGGCTCTAATTCTATTGGTTTCTCTATTTGATCCATGCCTTTTGTGTAAATCATCGTTCATATACTCCATATAAGGTATTAGTATTAAAGAGATAGGCCGAGATTTGCACTCGGCATTAGTATTTACCTTTCGGCTCAGTTGGAGGTCAGACTTAAACCAAGATTTAGAATCTTGGGGACGTTCTTGTTCCGGCTCAATCTGCTTTCTAGCACGACTATCACGTTTACCTGCCATTTCCTGCGAGGTCGAACGCCAGAGCCTCCTACTAACTTTCTGACTAGCTGCGATACCTATTCCGCCACTATCTCATGTAAATTATTAACTTTTTATCCCCTTTGCCGTGGGGAGGGGGTTAGGCTTTGCCGATTGAGGCTACTCGTCCTTGAGGAACTCTACTTCGGTCCTGTCTTTCAAAAATACCTTCTGCTCAAGCTGAACCTTTGATGATGCTACATGCTTGCCGTACATATTGGCGTGTTCTTTCAGGTCAGCGGGTCGCACAAGCCCCTTCAGTGCGTCCATGTGCAACTTTAACATCATATTGCGGTATTCGGTCATGTTCTTCGGTAATTCGTTCTTAGCCATTCTCTGTCTCCTTAATAAATCGTTTCATTTGCAATTCAAGCCTCTTGGCTTCTATTAGTGATTGGGGTATGTCTTTACTGGACAGGCTAGATTTATTACAAATAACGCTATTGACATAGATGTCATCTAGTTGCTCGCACCTGATTCTTCTCTTTTCCAGTAATTCTTTTTTGTTTTCTTCCCAGTATGCCTTATGCCTATTGTTTATCTTCTGTTTGTACTTTTCATACCATCTCCTTTTCCCTTGATTAACTTTATCCTTATTAGCGTCCCTGTAGGCTTTTGATACTTTTTTCATTTTATCCTTGTTGGCTTCCCAGTAAGCTTTTGCCGTCTCTCTCCTCTTGTCTCCATTCGCTTCCCTATACGCCTTTTGTTGCTTCCTGATCTTCTCCTTGTTGCGTTCCCTGTAACGCTTATCCGACGCTCTTATTCGCTTTATCCTCTCTTCTTCTGTTAGTGGCATGATGACCTTTCTATATCTCTTAACAGAAACCTTGTCCTATCAATGTGGCCTTCAACGTGATTGATTCGCCATTGAGTATTCAAACCAGCCCTTGTATTTTGTAATAAGCATTGTTGATTCTCTAATACTTGCACAAGCATCTTATGGTTCATTTCTTCAAGTGTCATATCTTACTCCATAAATAGTGACGGAAGGGGATACCTAATCCCAAGTGAACACATGTTATAACTCAGCTACCAGTCTATTGCATGTCCGCTTTTTATTCGACCGCCATATTATTAACTTATAAGCAGGCATGAAAAAAAGCCCACGGCAGAACACATTCGACTGTGATTTTTCCGTGAGCTTTGAAGTTGTCATATTGTCGAATACATTCTGATTACATATATAATACACTATAAATTCTGCAAAGTCAAGGGCTAATAGCAAAATAAATAAATATTTTTCCAAAATCCACCCCAGCCCTGACTCCCTCCCTAACCCACCACACGCCCAAAAGGGCAAGGAGGGCTATTGAAGCGAGCAGGAACAGGGCAAGGAGGGTGTAGCGGAGGGCGGGGGTCATAGCGACTCCTTCGTTGTATAAACTTTAACAAATATATTTTGCCTGCCCCAGTTTAAAGCCTCTTGGTGGGTGGAAAATAGCAGATCGAGCCGATTACCTTTAATCAGACCACCTCTATCTTGCACAGTAACAGCCTCACCATAGCCAGGAACGTCCATCACTGTACCAAAGGCGTAATTACGAGGGGCGGCTATCAGTTTGCCCGTAGCGGGCTTGCCAGAGGCCGTAATGCCGTCAGCCCATTCACCACAGCAGAGTTCGCAGGGGCAATAAGCACTTACATTCATCTTGATAAGGTCGTATGGAGCGGGTTCTTTTACCTCTGTCTGCCGATAGTACCAGCCTTGCGACACCTTGACGCAGCCAAAGCTAACGGCAATGTAGGTCACGGCAAGGGCAATGCAGATTGTTATTATAGATAGGGTTTTCATGGTTTCTCCTTAAATAAAAAACCCCCACCTATAAAAGGCAGGGGCTAACCTTGTCGGGTTATTTAGTCTTAAAAAACTTACGCAAGGCTTCGTCAACCTTGTTGCCTTCGTCGTCATTATTCCGCATGTGCCCAGTTGTAGGGGCGGTTTTCTGGCGTCTGGACTCGTCAGGGTCGCCAAACGTGCCACCCTTGGCTGTTGTTGCCTTCGGGTAGTACAAGTCGGCTCCTACGCCAACACTGGCACTCCACGAACAACCCTGCTGCAATACTGTCAGGGCTACTAAAACTGCAATTAATGTAATCTTCATTCTACTTTCCCTTTCAAATTAAATGCGTTATATTCCAACTTTTGAATCTTGGCTATTGCGAACAGCCAAGCCTTACGAAACTCATCTGTGCTTGCGTACCTGTAGGCGACAAGAGCGTCACGCTCACGGCCTTTCCAATATGCTAAGTTCTTTACAGTCATCCTATTTCCTTTCGATTAGTGAGTTTAAAATATTACATGTAAATTCACAAAGTCAAATTATATTCCATTTATTTGTGAAAATCGTGCTTTAAGCTTCCATATCCTTTTTATACTCTTCAATCTCACTCCTGCGCCAGCCCCTACGTCCAGGCTCTTTGAACCGCTTCGGAAACCCTTCATGCCGAGCATTCCAGAGGTAGACGGTCTTCCAGCACACGCCGAGCAGGGCGGCGACTTCTTTTGCGTTGATGTAGTCAGTCATAACAACTCCCTCCAATCAGCCCCGCACAAGGCCATAACGCCGGCAAGGAGGCCGATAAGGATTGATTTAGCTAGATTCATGGGGTAGCTCCTTAATGACATTTAAAACAGCGTCCCAGAACGCCTTATTGAGTTCTCGACGGGCGACATCTTTCGCCTCCCACGTACCAATTCCATACTCAGAAGATGGATCATTATCGTAAGCTTGATAAGCTTCTCTGTAATCGTCCATCGCTTCCATCAGGTCGGTAACTATAAATTCATCTATCATTTCGCCACCTCCCCGCATGGACGCCAGACAGGGACGTAGACGGTTAAGTCACAAAGAGACGATGCCACAAAATAAGAGGGCGAGCCATCCGAGAAATCAACAGTGTTGCCCTTAAGCCTTCTCTCGTAATGTTTCGATAACGTCCTTAAGTGATGGCCTAAATTAAACGTCTCTCCCTCTCTAATACAAGAGAAGGGCACAGCTTTAAGGTTATGCTTCTTAAGTGTTTGTTTGTCAATCATTTGGATAACTCCTCGTACTTTTCTGTATTCTTTAGCAATGCTCCTGTAACCGTCCAGACTATCTCATTAGCTGAGGTCTGATTGCCTCTAGCTTGCCTGTCAAGAGCTTTAATAGAGTCCTTCAGCCAGTCAAGTGTCTTGCTGTCTGCCTTAAGGGTGGCGTGGGCGTTGCAGGCGGTGACTAAAAAGTCAGAATTTGCTTCATTGTTTGCGGATACATTAAATAGAATGGTGCCGTCATCGCTTTTAATACCGTCCCACCCGCCAGCCACCGCACATCTATACCAAGGTAATCTATTCTTTTCCATTTAATTTCCTTTCAAGATTATTATTTATTGACAATCATTTCAATTTAAGGTACAATAAAAAAACCAAAGGCAGGCGGTCTAGGGAGATCGCTTTTCGGGTAACAGCCCTAGCCTTTGGCAATATTCATTATTTAGGGATAATAACATGAAAAAATGTACTAAATGCCATACCCTGAAACCTTTATCTGATTACTATAAATCACCAAAAACGATATGTAAGACTTGTCATATCGCCTTTGCAACAGCCTATAAAAAGCGAAATCCTGATAAGGTATCAACAAAAGAGCAATTTCACGCAATGTATATTAAAAGGCGAAACAGAAAAAGACTTATAGAACCGCCTAAGAGCCGTAAAAATAAAGGATTTAAGTCTATCTTTACCATAACTAAAACAAACTACGATAAACTTTCTAAAGAGCAAAATGGGCTATGTTCTATTTGTGGTCAGTCTGAAAAAGTAAGAAAATCAAGAACAAACCCGAAACCAAAAAGACTAGCAGTAGATCATTGTCATACAACAGGCCAAATAAGAGGCTTATTGTGTCATGCTTGCAATTCAGGATTAGGCCATTTTAGAGACGATTTAGACTTATTAGCGTCCGCTGCGTCTTATTTAATCAATACGAAATTATATCCACCTATTAAAGAGCTATTCACGCCAAAAGGTGAAGCCTCTTAACCGCAAGGGCTACCGGCGTTGGGTGGAGGTTAAACGAGAACTTCAATACATTCGCAAAGATAATACTTGTAACCATTTACCCAGAACACTTGCAGGGCATCGTGGTCGGTGTCGAAGTATTGTAAATCAATCCATCTTTGGGCATCAGTTGAAAGCATCATATTCATACTCCTTTAAACATCATTAACACTACCCTTATACTATCGGGTATAAACAGCAATAAGTCAAACACTATTTACAATAAATTACAATAATAAGGATTAACCTGTAAAAATAATTAAATATTACAGGTATTTTCGCATAATTTGAGTTTTATGCTTGCATCTATTGGAATAGGTGTTATAATTTATTCAGATAGTATCATTATCAACTTAATATAGAGTGCGGTATGATAACAAAACCTTCCCGCCGGTGTCTCAAGAATGCCGAAAATAGGGATATTGCTCTTTTAGTCTGACAAAGTAGATCATAGCAAGAGACAAGGATTCAAAGTCAGGTGTTAAAAACTACAGAACTGATAACGTGGCCTTGTTGATCGAATTGCCGAACCATACGTAGGATATTTATATTCTCCAGGCAATAGAGATTAAATCAATAACAACTGCTCATTAAATAGTTAAAGACGCTGACCATTGAGATACGTGGTTAGTGACTTGCTTTAAATAGAGAGTTATATAATTACTTAACAGGGTATCATGGTTAAATATAAAGTTAAAAAGGCAGCATGGGAAAAAGAACAGGATAACCATATGTTCAGCATAGAGCGTGAAGGCCGATACGATCAACTGCAAGCCTTAATCAAAGCACAGTCCAAAGATATGAGAACAAAGTATGCGAGGGCGATCTAATGCCAAACATAACATTATCACTAAAAGAATACAACCGCAACACAACCAAGAGCCAATACAAAGAGATAAGTAGATGGTTAAGGCAGTGCACAAGGATAGTAGAACCACAGGCCATTAGCCGGGCAAGGCAGGTAATGAGCGATCTAATGATATATGGAAGTGCGGTTATTTAATGCCAAACAGACCACTAACACCAAAAGAATACGCAGACCAAATGAAATCAAGGTTTATCAATGAAGTACAAAAGGCAGGAATAAGCCCTAATAACAAAACAATCCGCAATATCATGACAGAACTAAAGAAGCCAATAACATGCCAACAATAAGCGATCCAAACGTAGTAAGAGCAATAGCAAGGTGTTACGTAGCTAATGGGCGTAAAAGGGGCGAAGCACTGATAGAAGCGGGTTATGCACCTAGATACGCCAATAGCGGACACTGTGCGAAGATATACGATAGAAAAGAGGTACAAGAGGCTATAGCGGGATATGAGGCAGATATAAGGGTGGATACGGCGACAACGGTGGAATCAGTGCAAGCCATGTATAACAAAGCCTATGATCTAGCAGAAGAGTCTAAGCAGCCCTCGGCCATGGTATCAGCGGTTACAGGCATTGCTAGGCTCTATGGCATGGATAAGGATACACAGACTACCATCGACAAGCCTAAGGAGTATACTAAAGAGCAGATAGCTAAGGCCAATAGGGTAAGCATGGTACTACTCAGCAAGGCCCAGGCATGACACACACACCGCACAAGGCCCGTAAAGCCACCACCAGCAGCCAAACGCACAATAAAGGTGTTAGGGCAGGGGTAGAGGGAAAACAGGCCCAGAGGCAGTACAGCAAGCTAGAGATGAGTCGATGGGGAGAACTGGTAGACGACTTCTGGAATAGGGCTATGCTGGCATACAGAGAGAAGAGCAAGAAACGGGCAGGGGGGGCTAAATAATCGGCGTTACCCCCAAGGCAGGGCGAGGCAGTGTATAGCATAGTGAAGTAACCAGTATATCGAGTGGAGCAATAAAAGACAATAGAGGTTCAGTAAAGGAATGAGAATATGAGTATATATGATTCAGTTGCGATGGTGTTGTTTATTCTGGCTATAGGTCTAATAATCATCCTTGGTATGTTCTTAAAGGCGTATTTCCAAGGCAAGTTGATTAGTGTTGGTTGGGGCCTTGGCCTTGGTGGTCCTAAATACATTACTCCGTTCGTCACATGGTTTATTAACTAGAGCAATAAAAGACAGCACAGGACTAGAACAATGGATGTAACAGACACAGCCTCAGATAAGCGTTTCACCTACCATGGTGAGGGTATATGGCGTATGCGTTGGTCTTTCTCTACTCCTTCTTGTTCTATGATTAACGACGATACTGGCGATACGATGGAGTTTGGTCAGAACTGTATTACGGCAGATGCCTTTCAGGAGATTGTCGAATGACAGATAAATCTATAAACGCGAGTGAGAGGCTAGAAATGAGGTTTAATGAGTACAATGGGTGTAAGAAAGCCCTCGGCTGCCCCTGTTTTCGTTGGGGTTGTACATACAACCCTTGTTCTTTGCTCAATATCGCCCCTGCCTCTGGTATAAACCCTACGCATGGGCTAGAAAGGGCATATTGATTATGAAGATAATTAGGCAAGGCAATAAGTTTATAATAGACTTCGAGGGACTTGAGGTTGACTGCGGCGATATGAATGGAACAAATTTACACATTACTGATTTGCTTAACTTTGACAATGTTCTTCGGGTAGAGAATGGTAATTTTAATTTCTTACGTTCCGGCCATCCACTAGAAACGAAGGTTTGATTATGGATGATAATAGATATTTCTTAGTGGGTATATTAAGCGAAGATAATATCATAGACGACCACATGGCTTACATGGGTTCAGATGGCATTGTCTACGCTGAAGGTGTAGAAGTGGGGTATGTAGTAAATGAATAGCAGGCTTCCATTTAAGTTAAGAGACGATTGGAGTATTGAAGACGCTGACGGTGTTCTTGTTGCTATGATGACTCATCCAGCGGGTACGTCAAATGAGATTGCTAAGGCGAATGCAGAGTTTATTGTTGAGTCTTGCAATAAAACAGATAAGCCGGTTTTCGGCGATGAACAATATCCTAATGAAGATACTATATAGTTTTTGAGGCGACAAAGAAATGTTAAGTACCGGCCATAAAGAAGACAGCAGTACATGTGAATACAAACTAGCTCTTTTGGCTATTGCTGATTATCTAGACGTTGCCATTGAAGAGCCTGAGGTTATAAAGCGTTTGTGGGATAAGATCAGGGAATTAGATTAAATGTTAAGCGAAGACACTAAAACAGAATATACAGACGGTATTCGTGCATGGCGTATTTGTGACGACTGCGACGAACAGTGCGAAGGTACAGATGAAGATAAAGCTAAATGCGTTAATGATAACCCAGATTGGTTGAATGATAGATGTTAAGCGAAGACCCTAAAATTTGTAATGAGCAAATGATGCAGGCCAACCCCGGTTTCTGGGCGAGTCAATGGGGAATCCGCCTACAGGCAGGTAAGTTTACGTTTAAAGGGTTTGAGTATCAAGTAGAGTCAATGGCATCTCAAGCGAAGCGTATTTGTTATATGAAGGGTCGGCAGTGCTTTGGAGCTACTACCAATGAGGTATTAAAAGACTTGCATGGTATGATAATGGGCAAGTACAAGCTTGGCGTGGCTCACATCTTCCCAACTATGGACGAGGTTGGTGCTTTTAGTAAATCAATATTTAAACCGATGATAGCCGCGAACAAGACTTCAATAGGTAAGTATGTCAAGAATGTTGCTGGCGGCACTGACACTACCTCTTTGAAGCGTGTTCGTGACTCGATGTTATTTTTGCTAGGCGCTAGGCTTGGCCAGAAAATTGGCGAAACTGACGAGAGTACCTCTTCAAAGACATCCGCTTTCTCAGCCGATAAGTGTGTGTTCGATGAAGTTGACTTCATGGACCCTTCGGCAGTCGTAAAGTATTTAGAGAGTATGAATATGTCTCCTCATAAACATGAGGTATATCTAGGTAATCCGTCCCATGAAGACTTCGGTATTGACCGTATCTTTAAGCAGTCTGACCAGAGGCATTGGTTTAGAAAATGCTTCCATTGTAATGAGTGGACTTGTGCGGAGTTAAGTTTTCCTGGTTGCGTTAAGATACGACATGATGGCACTGGTTATGTAGGATGCGATTCATGTGGCCGTGAGGTTCCTGTATGGGCCGGTGCAGGTTCAGCCGAATGGGTTCCTCAAGATAAATCTAAAAGTGGTTATATGCACGGCTATAGGGCGTCTCAGTTAATGACACCCTTTACCGACCCTGCTGATATACTTGAGGCATTCGTAAACCCACCGAATGGCAGGTTAGCTGACGTCTACAGGCTTAAACTTGGGATGGCGTATTCTGATAGGGCTGAGAAACTGACAAGAAACACCGTGTTAGCTAATTGCGGAGGTTCGTATCCTGCGATTAGTAGTAGAATGCCAACCGCTATGGGCGTTGATGTTGGTAAGATTGGGCATGTCGTAATAGGAATTAAGACCGGACCAGATGTTTATGAGATACTGCATACCTGCAAGGTTGATTTAATAACAGACGACTTTACTCCTCTCGCTAGACTAGCCGAGAAGTTCAATGTTAAAAGTACAGTCATTGACAAACTACCTTATGAGTCTATGGCAAGGAAATACCAAAGGTCTCATCCAAATACTTTCCTGTGTCAGTATGGCGACAATCAAGCCGTCGAGAATAACTTTAACGACAATTCAGGAATAGTAAAGGCTGATAGAACCAGCATTTTCGATAGGACGCATAGCCTTTTAACTAATGGGGGCATTTCTCTTCCTGCCCAATGCCCAGAGGTAGAAGAGTTTGCAAGGCAGTGTTGTAATACAGCAAAATTTGAAGAGAAGGACAAGAGGACTGGTTCTCCCATTTATAGGTATCGTCCAACAGGTGACAAGCAAGAACACTTTAGAAATGCTTTGAATTATTTCGTATTGGCGGCAGGAAGAAAAGTATTACCCAAAGTCGGAGAAAGATACAATAGAAAACATCGACAGAAATACGCGGTGAATAATGCCTAAGAACACAGAACTAATAAAAAAGAAGATAGTAGATACTTATAGAAGGGGTGTGTGTGACCATAACGGAAACACTATCCCAAAGCATAAACGCGGCATGTCAGGTAAAGGATGTCACTTCATACATATTAACACGAAGCAATACCGAGACGGGTATGACAAAATAGACTGGAGTAAATAATGGCCGACAAAAAGGCACAAGACATCATAGCATTAGAAGAGAGAGAACGAGGCAAGCAGGCTAACTTTAGAAGTCTGTGGCAGGATACCGCCGACCTCAACTATCCTCGTGAGAATCAGATTGTAGACAAAAACACGCCCGGCCTAGAGAAGATGAACCGCGTGTTCGATACTACTGCTATTACAGAGAGTCAGAATATGGCGTCTGGTCTTTCTCAGAATCTTGTCCCTCCAGGTCAAAGGTTCTTTGCGCTTAAAGCATCAGACAGAGAAGTGCGTGAGATTGATACTGTTAAGAGTTATATGAGTAAGGCAACAGAGATAGCCCACGACCATCTATTCGGTTCTAACTTCATGCTTCAATTAGTAGAGACGTTGAGATCGTTGGTGGTGTTTGGTACTGGAAACCTTTACTCAGAGTTCAATACCGAGATAGTTGGCTTGAACTTTAAAGACTATGCGATAGGAACATACCAGATACTAGAGAACTCGCAGGGCAGAGTTGATACAATGATACTTAAGTTCCAGCTTACCGCCCGACAAGCCGCACAGGAGTTTGAGAATCCCGGCAAGGCAGTAACAGAAGCTCTATCAGATGCAGACTCGAACGAGAAGGAATTTTGGTTTATCCATGTAGTTAGACCACGTAAACAAAGAAATGCTAACTTTACCGATAATCTGAATATGCCGTTCGAGTCTGTATTTGTTTCTATAAAAGACCAAGAGGTAGTAGACGAGGGTGGGTTTGATGAGTTCCCATACCAAGCTGCTAGATGGTTAAAGTCTTCTACTGAGAAGTATGGGCGTGGGATTGGCACAGAACTCCTTCCTCATACAAGAGGACTGAATCAGATAAAGGCAGACTTCAACGAGGTTGGTAATAAATGGTCTAAGCCGCCAAAGGAAGTATTAGAATCGTTTGAGGGTGAAGTAAATTGCAATCCAGACGCCTTGAACTTTGTTCCAGAGATGAATACGATTAAGGCTATCCAAGGTGATGCAAGGGGAAGTTTCCCTATCACTAAAGATATTCTTGAGATGGAGAGGCAGACAACTAAAGACGCATACTTCGCAAGTGCCTTCGCTCCTATATCGGGATTAAGCGGGGACAGGCGTGGCACGCTAGAGATTAGGCAGAGAGTATTAGAATCGTTTAAGAAGATAGGTTCTCCTATTGGTCGTATTGAGAGCGAGTTGTTTACTCCTACTATTGAAAGAGTAGTTTCTTTATTGATAAGGAATGGCAAAATACCACCTCCGCCACCAGAGCTTAGTGGTAAAGGTTTTAAGGTCGAGTACGTTGGTGCTTTGTCACTTGCGTTACAGAGCGGAGAGGTTGAAGCGTCTCAGCAGTGGATTAGCATTCTTGGCGAGATAGAACTAATAGAACCGGGCACGAAAGACAATGTAGACTTTGACAGTGCTGTACGAAGGATGGCAAGAACCTTCGGTGTCAACGAAGAAGATATTGCATCCCAAGAAGAGGTTGCTGAAAAGAGAGAGGCTAGGGCACAGGCACAGCAACAGCAACAGCTAATGGAAGCGGCTCAGGTAGCAGGTCAGGCTAACCAAGGACTGGCTAAGGCGCCAGAAGAAGGTAGCCCCGGTCAGGTATTGATGGAGGCAGGGGCATGACGAACCGTTTATATGACCCAAGAAATTTTAGTAAAACGTCGGTATCACAGCATCCGAAAGTATTACACTTTCAGTATGGTGGAAGCGAAGATGTTTTTAGGTATGTATTAGTTGAACGGATACCGTGGAGTGAAATAAATACTTATACTCGCAGAAAAGATGGCGAACCAAAAGAAGACGAACTTATACAGAGTAAATACTTAAATGACTAGAGAAGAAAAAGAACAACAGGTTATACAGGACTTCCAAGAGACGTTCGCAACAGACCACGGACTAAGGACTCTTGATAGGGTAGCTCTGTTCTGCAAAGAAGACGATGAATGTTACAAGGGAAGTACGAATGATACATTATTTAACCTTGGCAAAAGAAGTGTAATACTAATGCTAAGAAAACAACTAAAACGAAAACCTAATATTAAGAAACAGAAAGAGGCCATAAATGAATGAGGTAGCTGAAACAACGTCTGAGGGAACTCAGGTAGCGAATGAGACAGTCTCGACAGGTTACATCGGGGACGATGGTAATTTTACGGAAAACTGGATGGAACAAGCTGGCGTCCCAGAAGAGATGCGAAGCAATCAGACATTGATGACTACAAAGAACGTAGCAAGTATGTCATCACAGTTAATAAACGCTCAGAAGCTTATTGGTAAGACTAACAATATGGCAGTCATCCCTACTGAGCAGTCCACCGACTTAGAGAGGGCAGAGTTCAATAAACTATGTGGATGCCCAGACACGCCTGACGAGTATGTAATTACTCATGCAGAAGGCATGGATAATATTGATGCAGAAGTAGAGACAGGGTTCAAGAACCTTGCTCACTCTCACGGACTCAGGCCAGAGACAGTACAAGCATTAACAGAACTTGACGACGCAAGAATGCTTGGAATGCAACAGGCTATGGAAGATGCTCAGGTTCAGGCTAAGGCAGATACCGAAGAAGCCCTAAAGAAACAATGGGGTGCGGCTTACGATGAGAGAATGCACCTTGCAAACCGCATGATTTCTGAAAACGCAACAGACAATAATAAAGAAGCAGTATTGGATGTCATAGGGAATAACCCGATAGTAGCAGACTTCCTTGCTAATATGGCAAAGAAGTTCGTAGAACATAAAATTATTAGTGCAGATATTAACACGCCAACGCCATTGGACGCAAAGGCACAGGCAGACACATTGCGTAATACACCTGGTTATATCAACGGAGAGCTTGCTCAAACAAGTCCGTCACGATACAAACAGATTACGAATGAAATAACAGCACTAATGGAACAAGCGTACCCCGAAGTTGGGTAACTGATAGCCGTAAGGTCAGTAGTCTATCAGACTTAAATTGAAGACGTTGGTCTCGTGTGAGGTAGCCATGTTCGACATAAATGTAAAACTAATTAAGGAACAGTATAATGGCTTTAAGTACAGTCACAACTGCCTTTACCGAACAGTATTCGGCATTAGTTTACATGCTCTCACAACAGAAAGGCTCGAAATTCCGTGGCCTAGTACGTAACGAGACAGTGAACAGTGCCCGTAATGCCTACTTCGAGAGGCTCGGCTTGGCTACTGCTCAGGAGATTACAACTCGTCATGGTGACACACCATTGAACGAGATTCCGCATAGTAGACGTAGGCTTACCCCTGCCGACTACAATACGGCCACTCTCTTGGACAATGCCGATCAACTAAAAATGTTAATCGACCCCAAAAGTCCTTACGCTAACGCACAGGCAATGGAACTAGGCAGGATTCAGGATGATATTATCATCGCTGCTGCTCTTGGTTCTGTTTCTACCGGCCAGTCTGGCGGAACTGAGATAGCGTTTAAGGATGATTCACGCAGCATGAATGGCGATGGAACTATCACGTCTCTTGGTACGCTGGCTTCGGCTGGAACCGAGACTGATATTACCCTTGCAAAGATTCTTGCAATGATGAATCTGTTTAATGAAGAAGACGTAGATGCTGACATCTCAAAGAACTGGGCTGTAAGTCCTCGTGAAATCCAGATCATGCTTGACATTACCGAAATCGGAAGTGCTGACTTTAATACAGTCAAGGCTCTTGCGGCAGGTAAGGTTGACACGTTCAGTGGTTTCAATTTCTTCTGGACAAACCGGCTTCCACTCGATGCGGCTAGTTCAACGACTACCCGTACAATCGCATGGGCGCAGGATGGTTTGATTCTCGGAACGGCCGAGAATATCACCAGTAAAATCTCCGAACGAGACGATAAGAACTACTCTATTCAGGTTTACGCTGAGCAGAGCATGGGTGCTATCCGTCTTGAAGGAGCTAAAGTTCACGAAGCCCTTATGGACCTCGCATAGAAAGGTGGTATATTATGACACAACCCGTAAAAACATACGAACGTGGTATTCTTAATGGTACTACCGAAGAACCTAAGCAGGGTGTCTACGAGACAAGTTCTACACAGAACTATGTCCTTGGAACACGGCTTACATTGCCTGATGGAAGAGCATTTCGTTATTCTCAGGCTGGTGCAGTTGCTTTAGTTACCGGTAATATCCTAAGTGGAGCCGCTATAAACGGAGCTTTGACAACCCTCCAAGAGGGTCTTGCTGTAGCTACAAGTGGTGTAATTGGTGACCCATTCGGCTATGCTACTATAAGCACGACAGCACAGGTTGCCGACGCATTCCGAGACGGGTACTACTGTATCCAGAACGGTTCAGAGGCACAAGGACGTGGTTCAATGTATCGCATTGGCTCACATGGCGCTTTGACAGTCGCAAGTAATAAGATACCTTTTGAAGACGAGACGCTTAGAACAGCTACTCTTGCAAGTACAAGTACGATTACTTTGATAGCAAATCCGTATAAGTCCTTGGTTCAGGCCGCCGCTACTACAGCGGTTGGTGGAATCATGGGCGGTGCGAATACGGCTGTCACTGCAAGCTACTTCTTCTGGTGTCAAACATGGGGTCCGTTTAATGCGTTGGTTAACGCAACTCTGACCGTTGGTAGGTCACTGTGTAATGGTGTTGCTATTGCAGGTGCTGTTACTTTGGACACCGCTGCTCTTGACGATACTGTTGTTGGGTACTCGATTGCACCGGCCACGGATACAGAGAACGCTCCTGTATTCCTAACCTTAGCACCGTAACTTTTAACGGGGGCTGGGGTAAACCTCGGCCCCCTACTTTTAAGGAATATAATCATGGGCGAATTAGATACAAAAGTATCTCCATTGAGGACTTTAGTTGTATCTGCCGCTGGAGCAGAAACACGATTACTTACTGGTGCGACAACGGCATATAATCCCGGTGTTCCATCTGGCACAGATGCACTAAAGCCAAGAGATTTAATTGGCATTCCGTTGGTAGGCGAAGACCCTACTTCTACTAAGGCTAATGGTGTAGTACTAACTTGTTATGCTACTGGTACTGACGACAATACGATTGAAATGGAAATCTACGGTATAGCTGATGGCGACGAAGCTGCACCAGAAAGAATTGCAGACTTAGTATGGATTCTTGGCACTGCCCGCCATACCAGTACGACTATCTTGTGGGCTGATACGTGTACCATTACAGCCGACTATCATACATCTACTGTAACAAAGGCAGACAGCGGCAATAATGTTATTGCTAAGCTCATGTTTGACACTTCGGGATATAGATACTTGTATGCTATTGCCTACGGCACGGCCACAGGCGCAGCTACTAATATAACAGTTTTAATGAGATCGTTTTAAGATATAACGAAAGAGAAGTATGCCATTACCGACTACAAATTTATTAGCAAACTGGCGAGCAGACACTGGTGTAACTATAACAGGTGCAGGTGTATCACAGTGGGAAGACCAGAGCGGCGCAGGGCGTCACCTAATCCAAGTAACGGATGGCGACAGGCCAAGCGTAAGGGTCAAGACAGGTATCACTAGTGTTTACTTTGATGACGAGTGGATGACTATTCCAGCCACATTATCTGTTGATCTGCAAGCACACTCTGTTTTTATAGCGTTTAGAAAAGAAGGCAGCGTTCAGGGGTTCTGGTATCACATAGGCACAACGGCTAATACAGGTTTATATTTAGGTTCGACGCATCATGTGTACAGTTTCACTGATGGGGATAATGAGGAGACGTTAATAACACCTGGCGATGGAATAGAGTTGATGAATTTTATTCTTGGCCCGAGTAATGGCATTATAAATCATGGATCAAGTGATGCTACATTACCTGCTAATGCTGTGGGGACAGAAACGGGAGGGTATATAGGCCGATGGACAACTGAAGGAAGCCTAGTTGCAGATCAATTAGATGTCTACGAAATAGCAATATACGCATCTAATTTAAACGGTACTTTACAACAGGAAGTATCTGATTATTTCGTCGAAGCGTATGGTGCGTTGGTATTAGATGAACCGACTTACATTGTATTTGAAGGAGACAGCTTAACAGCAGGGCTAGGTCTTACTGATGCTTTCGAGAATAGGTGGACTCAACAGTTTGCGAGATTGTGTGATAGTCAACCAAAGATGAACAATGTAGCATCGTCTGGACATTCCTTAGAACAAGTATTAGCTGAAGTTGATGACCTGTACGGAGTTAATGATTTAATATCTAAGAACACAGATTATACAAATGAGATAGCGATACTCTGGTGTGGAAGTAATGATCTATGGGAAGACAGAACTGAACAACAAATCACAGACGACATAGATGCGTGGTTAGCTAGCGTTAATCTTAATGGTGCTACAACAGTTATATGTACGCTAATTGCTAGAACTGATTTATCTGCACCACAAGAGGCGTTAAGGTTAGTGATAAATACTTACATATTGAATACAGCGGTTGCTGACTATACCGTAGACTTAGCATCAAGAACGGAATTATCGGATAGTACAGACCTGACTTATTTTCAAGCAGACGGAACTCATATAAATACATCAGGTGCGGCAGTTGTAGCAGATGAAGTATTTACTGTTTTAGAAGCGGCAGGTTACGTGAGTGGACCAGAAAGTGGTACTAGCATACCAGGAAGAAGGTCTAGGTATACGTCAAATAATGGCTATAGGAACAGGTATAAATAGTCTTATTACGAAGGAAAGCGAGGCATAACTAACATGGCTATCAGTAACACGAAAATCTGTAATATGGCACTAGCAAAACTAGGTGCAAAGCGAATCAACAACTTTGAAGATTCAACAGAGAGTTCCCCGCAAGCGGTTCAGTGCAGGCTCCATTTTGAGCAGACAAGAGACGCTTTGTTGAGGTCTAACTTCTGGGCGTTCGCTTCTGGGCGGGCTAAGTTGTCTCAGGACACAGTAGACCCTGACTTTGAATATGACAGTCAATTCATCTTGCCTAACGACTATCTAGCCAAGAAGAGCGTATGGAGCGGCGATGGCCCTCGCAGGACAAACTTCTCCTACGCTATTGAAGGAGATAGGATTCTTACTAACGAAGGTGAGATAAATCTAAGGTACGTTAAGAAGGTTACAGACCCTACTAAATTCGACCCATTGTTTATTGAGGTCTTAGTTTTGAAGCTTGCTCTAAAGATGACATCCTTGGCAGGTGCGAATACTAAGCTATCAGAAATACTCGGTATAGAACTAAGAGGTATCATGCGAAGCGTCAGGACATTCAGCAGGCAAGAGGCAGAGAACATCGGCAGAAAAGACTTGCATACATGGAATGATGCAAGATTAACTAATGGCGGCAGAATAGATTCGCAGTTAGGTAGCTAATGCCAAACGAAATAGCACAAAATTACAATACAGGCAACACGCTATACTCATGCAGATGGGATAGTGATGGAGATGTATTCATTACTGATGGTTCTGTATCTGAGGTGTGGGGCACTGGCGGCAGAGATGCTTCTGATTACGCAGTTCTTATGGCAGAAAATGTGCCTGACGGACACTATATAGGCGACTTCGATACCTCTGGCAATATAACCGCTTCTGGCATATACAAGGTCGCTGTATTCTTGCAGGTTACCGGAGTTCCATTGGACGCAGACTATCCCTTAAGTCAGGGCGAAATGTCATGGGACGGTGAAGCAGAAATAAGTCTATTTACAATAGACGCGAACATTGACATCGTTATTGCATCGGGCAGTATAGTATTAAACAAATACACAGAAGGCGAATAAATGGCTAATATGAAAGTTCCAATAGTATCTCTCAATGGCGGTAAAGGTTCGCCGCTGATAGACGTGAGATCAGATACGACGAAGTATCGGTCCCTGTGTAGAGAACTCAGAAATTTTATACCTCGTATCTATGGCCCCGTTACAAGACGACCTGGAACTCTTGACGTAGCCGGATGCGAAGACAATACAACCAAGTCAAGGCTTGTACCGTTTGTCTTTTCATCTGAAATAGCCTATGACCTTGAGTTTAGCCAGAACGTATTGAATGTTTATTTCGATAAAGTATTTATTACGACCGTAGCCTCTCCGTACCAAGAGGCAGACTTGTTCCAGTTGCAATTTAATCAGTCTGCCGATGTGATGTGGATAACCCACCCAGACTACCCGCAAAAGAAACTATCCAGAACCACAGCAACCACATTCACTCTGGAAGATATTGTATTTGAAAATGGACCATTCCAGAAGAGGAACGATCTCGAAAACAACGACGGTATAACAATAGGTGTTACCGGATATACGATAGCTACAGCTACTTTAGGCGACTCCGGATTAGGCATATTCACGATTGCGAGTACTACTGACATATCAGACCAGTTTCCATTGAATCATAGGTTTTACGTTACTGGCTCTTCTGGCGACCCTAACAATGACGAAGCATATACAGTCCTTTCTTCAAGCTGGGCGGCAGATATACTTACCGTAACCCCTAACGAAGAAGTGCTGACAAGTAATAACGATGGCGAGATTATGGTAGACGATGCCACCGTCACCCTCACAGCGTCCTCTAGCACGTTCCAGAACGCCCATGTAGGGACTTTGTTCAAACTTACGAGCAAACGGCAACAAGTCATCACAAAGGGCATAGTGACAGACGTAGGCGTCATAGGCGAACCGATAGACGTAAAAGACGAGTGGACATTCACTACTACTGGGAATTGGGGGCAGACAGTAGAGATTCAGAGGTTGGCCGACGGTACTAATTGGGAAACATTTAGGTCTTATACTTCTACATTAGCGTCAGGCGTAGGGTCGAGGAATGTCCAGAAGTCTGATACGGAGAAGGATTTAGGCGTTCAATATAGAATGAACGTGATTTCCGTTGACAGTCCAGCAGGCAAGTTAAGCGCGGACATAACAGTGAGTACCAGCACACAAGACAGTATATTCAGGGTAACGTCATTCGTGTCTGGAACAGAGGTAAAGGCAACCGCTATTGTTGCAGCCCCCGACAATATAGCTACGGTGAGATGGGCGGAAGGCTCATGGTCTGATGTTAGAGGGTATCCGTCGTCTGTGGCATTCTTTGAAGAAAGGATAGTCTATGGATTCTCTAATTCAGATCAGCAGACAATATGGCTGAGTGGGACTGGAGACTTTGAAGACTTCGATACCGGAACTAATGACGATAACGCATTTACTCTAAAGGTTCTTACAGCTAATAGAGGTAGATGGATAAGTTCTATGGATTCTCTAGCTATTGGCATGAGCGGTGACGAGTGGCGGATACGTTCATCTGCCCTCGACCAGCCATTAACTCCTACAGATTTCAGCATCAAGAGGCAGACTAAGTTTGGCAGTGCTAAGATACAGGCTATGGCTGTTAATGAGGCTATTATATTTGTTGACTCAGTAGCAAGAAAAGTAAGAGAATATACGTTTAGCGACCCTAAGCAGAAGTTCGTCTCTCCCGACCTCACCTCTTTGGCAGAGGATATCACAAAGGGCGGGATAACCAGTATGGCTGTCCAGACCAACCCTGATAATATTATATGGTTCACTATCGCAGAAGCACCATACCTTATCTCAATGACATAC